ATACTTGGGCAAGTACTCGGTGCTTGGGTAGCCTTGACCAATAAGATATTCAGAATTACTACACCTGCAATTTCTCAAGATAACTAACTAAATTGCATCCATGAATTGCTTGCAGAATTACATAGGATTACAAGGTTGCACAACTGATGCGCCTCTGTCTGGGTTATACATTAATGATTACCCTGGCATGTCTTCTGAACTCTTGGAGAAGATTGCCACTCCTGAGCAAGCTTCTTATGTAGGCATGTGGAACTCTGCACAAGCTGTCTCTTATCAGAGAATTAAGAGAGACATTCAGCTTGCCTTATTTGAGTCGGCAGAGGCGCAGCTTGATCAGGTTCTATTTCAGACAAGTAAAAACTTTGTTCAGCAGTGGCAACAGATTCAGACTGTTGCTCCTGAGGCAATATTAAAAGGAGCATTTGTAAGCATTCAAGGCAGTAAGTATCTAAGCCTGCGCATCAAGCAATTGTTTGTCTATAATGCAGGAAGTGTAACCGTGACAAATTGTCCCTGGTTCATTTATCAGACTCAGGATGGGAAGATACTTGATCAAGGAACTTATGATGTTGCACCAGGCATGAATTACATTCCTATCAATAATGAGTTTTACTCAGACTTCGATAAGATAAACATCATGGCTGCTGTTGATTGCACCAACTTAGAAACCACAACAGGAATGTTTATTGATTGGGGATGGAATCAAATGGACTTGGAATGTGCAACAAGGTTCACCTATCTATGGCGCAATGGCTGGAGCATCTTCCCTGTGACTGCTCCTTTAGGCTATGGCTTTGGAGACAGTTGGAGTCAGGACAATAGCCAATCAGGTGTCTACATGGATGCTCAATTGCTCTGCTCACTTGATAGCTTCATCTGCCAGCAGAAAGAGTTTCTTGTTGATGCTTGGGCAAATCTGCTATGCTATCAAATCCTTTGGGCTAAGGTTGCCTCACCAAGGGCTAACTATTTTAGCCAAGGCAACAGAGAGTTTACAGAGAGGGCTATGGCTACCTTCCTTGATGGTTACAATCAGTCGCTTGCTATTTGGGCAAGACAATTAAACCTTAGAGGTGAAGGTCTTTGCTTTAATTGTGACAATGCTGGACTTATTCAGCAGGGATTTGTCAGGCCATAATGCAGAGAACTACGGCAATTATATGCGAAAAGGTATAATTTGTGCAATTATCCTCAAACTATATCCTAAAGGGTATAAAAAGGTAATTCCATCGAATTAGATGGATTTAGTACAGTTAAAACTTCTCTGCTTGTTCAATTGCTCGGTTCAAATACCACTGAGCCTTTTTTAAATCCTCAAGCTTGCTTCCCTTCTTGCCTGCTCTGCTGATGTACTTGATTACATTGCCAAGGGCAAAGTCAAGATTCCAAGCTTCAATTACTTTGATTGCCTCATAAGGGTTTTCCTCTCCTCCATAATGCTGAGGATGGTCAATTAAGATGTTTGCTTGTTTCTTATCTAACTCTCCAAAGTAGTCTGTGATTGCACCCATTACTTATCCTTGGCTATTAAGTGATAATAGACTCTGTAAGTAAGAAATAAGACAGCCACAGCATTAAGGCTCATATTTACCCAATTAACTTGCTCACCTTCTTCCGGTATGATTGATTGAGCCACAAGAGTCATAAAGACTCCTGCCATAATTCCAAGGCTCAAGAAGAGCAGTTTGTTTTTCAATTGTAGATTTTCCATGATGCAATTTACCAAGAATAATATAAAGGCTTAGGATCATCCACTTCATTCATGGTGGTAAGCCTGAAGTCATCAATTGATTTGTAAAGTTTGTCCTTGTAGAGATAGCCAGCAACTCTTGGCCTTGTCCTCATGTTTATCAGTTCAGCCTTGATCAATACATCATTGCAATCAATGTGACCTTCATGTTCAATTATCCAGTCAATTAGTTCCTGAATCTGAGTCCTTTGCATAAGGCAAATGTAAAATTATTTACAATCTACTGAAAGCACCGTTGTAAACAGTCTATCATTGAGGATAAACCTCTGAACATTGACTTGATTGACAATCCAAGTGTTATTACCACCACAAGAATAGTAACTTGAAGAAGTAGTTTTAGGAAATCCATCCCTTTCAGGATAGTAATCCTCAGAGAGCATTTGTGTGCAGGTTTGGCAATCATCTTTTTTGCAGCTGTAAAGAATAGGGGCAATTAAAGCAAGCATTAAGCATAGAGTAAGGGCATTACTAAACTTAAAGATTGCCTTTGCCATTCATTATGTCATTCAGTTGTTTGAAAATTGCATCTTGAGACTCTCCCCAAAACATTTCACAAGAGAACCATCCATCCTTAGTCTTGCCTGGGACAGTCACAAAGTATGACTGCCTGTACTCATTAGGCTTGGCTGTGAACCTCTCACACTGCTCTTTGATTGGACAATCAGTGCCTTCGCACATTGCTATGTCTGCCATTGTTTTATTGTTTAGTAGTCAAGATAAGATTCGAACTTATGACAATGCAACCATTAAGGATGTGATAGGCCTCTTCCACATTACGCATTACTTGACTTAGTTGCTGGTGGAGGACTCGAACCTCCATCTGCCGATTATGAGTCAGCCTGTTACCCAAGGTGCTATTTATTCGCACTTACACCAACCAGCAAAGGTTTATTTATCGTTAATCATCGAAAGGATTATGTGCCTAAGATACTTCAGCATAGCCATTGCACCTTTATAATATTCCTGGTTAAGCTTATCGTTGGCCTGCATCCAGCCTTTCTGCTTGATTTCCTTGTCAATTATGATGACAAGTTGCTTCAGTTGATCCATTGAGTTTAAGGTTTTTTAATTCCTCTTTCATTGTCTCTTGCTCAATGCAGTACTCTCTTATAATCCTCCTTAAAACTATGGAGGCATTCTGCTGGCCTACTGCTACAAGCCATCTGTCTTTTTCTTCATCCGTGCATGATGCTGTTATCTTGTTGTAGAGTTTTTCTCTTGCCATTATTATTTGAATTTAGATGTTGAATTGCGACCTCCGATGTGTCTGACATAACCTCTGAGTAATGAAGCACCACGAAAGCCATGCTCTAAATACTTAGCATTGGCATCAATCTCAGACTTACAAGGATTATGTGGCAGAAAGTAGGTGAAGCTGCTGAATGCTCCTATCTCTTTGTAATCCTTAAGCCTTCTTAGTCCAGGATTCCAAGTGAATCCATGCCAAGTGGCTCTATGGTTTACTTTAAGCATGATGTATTTAGTGCCTTTGTTTGTGGTCAAAGGATGTCCAATTACCGGATGCCCATTGCGGTCAGCAGGATACCTGAGCCAAACACAAGCAATGGAAGCATTATCCTTCAGGACATCTTTAGAAGCCTGTATAAAGCCATAGCAATCAAACTCCCAATCATCCTCGCAATGGAAGATGTAATCAGTCTCAACAAGCTTATACATCTTATCAATGGCATTAACTTGCCCAACATTCTCAGAGAATAACCAAATAGGCATAAGCTTCCACTCCTCATAAACACATTGGTCTAATAGCCTCCTCAATTCAGTAGGCACAGAGCCTGAATCTTCATGAATTATAAATTCATAAGGAGGGATGTCATCCCAAAATTGTAATAGGCTTGTGACTGTCCTTTCAAGTAGGTCAAACCTCTTGTAAGAGGTCAGGCAGATGGTTACATTACTTGTAGACATAAGCAATGAATTTAATGATGAGTAATGAGGCAAGAATCAGGTAGACTGAATAGGTAAGGGCTATAACTAAAGCCTGCTTAAGACCTTCTTTAATTTCTCTGTTCATACAAAGTAGAGATTATCAATTAGCACCAATTTAGTTCCTTTTTCAAATTGCTTTACCTGACCACCAAAGGCTCTTACCTGGCAATCATATTGGCCTTTGTTTATGTGAATGCCGTAGATCATCATTGAGAATGGATGGGCATTTAAGGTGTAAGAGATTCTAAATTCATCTCCAATCTCATAGACTACAATATTGCCACCATAGCGATAGACAGCTTCTTGTATCTCTTTCAAGTCCTCAGTAAATAGGTCAATGAATATAGCATCCATGACATCTAATACTTTTGCTTTTTGTGTATTCATTTTTTTTTTGGTTAGATTTGAGTGCAATACTAATCCATTGGTTTTTTATCTGCAAAATTATTTGTAAAATATTTATGCCTGTCTATGATTCAACATCTGCCTTCCTGAAGCAACAGCTCAAGAACTTTAAGGATGCCTCACAAGCTTCCAAGGTTCTCAGAGAGGCTGCTTTGTATGCTGCTTCAGCAGTACAGGGCAGAGTTCAACAACAAGGCAAGAAGTCAGATGGCACAAGCCTCCCTCCTTATGACTCAGGGAAAAGCTTTAGCACCTCCAGCCCAATAGGTAGAAGGTTTGGAGATATTGCAAATCAGAGGCAACAAAGAGCCTTTGGTGATGGTGACTCTTTTGGAAGCTACAAAGAGTTTAGGCAGAAGTTAGGCAGGCAGACTGCTTACATGGACTTAACTCTGACAGGAGACATGTGGGCAAGTTGGAGATCTCTTCCTATTTCAGATAAAGCTTATAGTGTTGCCTTTGTGTCTGCTGAACAAAATCAAATTTCAATGTACTTGGAACAAAGATTTGGCCCTATCTTTGAACTCACAGATAAAGAGTTGGAGCAGAGCCTGCAAACCATAAACAGATTAGCCATTCAATACCTAAGCCGATGACATTAACTAAGGTAACCGTAGAGAGTGCCATTGCAGACTTGTGCAATAATCTGTCTGCCACTTATCCTGGCAATCAGATGCTCAACTATGGAGAAGCAGTTGAGAGCATCATTGAGAATCAGGCTGGCAATTATGTGACAAAGGATGGTGCAACTTATTGCGCTGTCAATGATACCTACAAGCTTGTTTTATTCTTAGTTAGGGAATCAGCCTCAGTACAGCAACAGCCAGCCGGAGGCAGAGCCAATAGCCTGCTTAGGACAGTTAGGATTAAGCTTGTTGCAAACACAACTTTAGAAAGTGCAGAATTTGCACTAACTTCAATAATCAACCGAACTAAAGGCATCACATACGAAGCCACAGATTATGACTCAAAAGCAATCGCAAGGCAGTACTTCGGACTTGAGGAAAGGAACTTTGAAACAGCATTCTTCACAATCGATCTCTCGATTACCGAAAGGATTAACTGTGAAGTTGCCTGTTGATGCAATCTATTTTATAAGCCTCAAAAAGACTCCTGTCAGAAAGGTCAGAATGATTGAGCATCTTAATGCTATTGGCTTGACTGATAAGAATGGGAATAAGGCTGAATTGCATGTTGCCAATGATGGCAACTTTATCAAGCATCGGATTGACAATAGCCTAAAGATAAAGCATAAGAGGTCTAAGATGAGCATTTCAGAAATTGGATGCTGTGCCTCTCATCGGGAAGTATGGCAAAAGCAAATTGACCAAGGGCTTGAATATGTCTTGGTGCTGGAAGATGATGCAAGGTTTAATGTTGATAAGCTTATTGAGTTGGCTACAAATTGGAGTCATCTGCCTGAGTTTGAATTATTGCATTTAGGGTGGGAGTATTATGCAGGCTATGGAGTGCAGACAATTGAGAAGGTAGAGATTAATGGCTTGCCTAACCTATGGAAAGGAGATGGCATGTGGCTAACCCATGCATACATCTTGAGCCTATCAGGTGCAAACATTTATGAGGAAAGAACAAGGGTTCAAAATAATGGGCTTGATGGCATGACTTCAGTCATTCAATCGGATATGCTTGCTTATGGCTTTAAGCCTTCAATTGCAAGCCAAGAGACAGTAATAGGGAAAATGAAATCCACTATTCATCACACAGGGTAATCTTTTAAACAATTATAAAAAATGGATAATTTACAGTACATCCGTGATGCCATTAAGGAAAAAGGCAATCGGACACAGGTAACAGTAGTAAGATGGGAAATCAACCCAGTAACAGGCGCACAAGACATGCCGTTTAATGTTAATGTTAATGCTGCCATTGCTCTCAGGGAGTTGTCAAAGCCCGTTAATAAGCGGTCATTTAATTGGGCAAGGATCAGGCCAAGTGGAGATGTTTATATTGGAAGAGCAGCCAAGGCAGGAGATCAAAACTCACTTAGCGATCCTGAACTTCTTAGCAAGCTAAAGGAGGAACTCAAGGCACAAGTAAGGGCAGAATTAGAGGCTGAATTGGCTGCTGAATCTGAGGAGAAACCTAAGCGCAAAAAGAAAGTAGTTGAAGAAGTAAGTGATGAGCCTACTTTGGACACAACTGAATTATTTGAATCATTTTCTAATCCACAGATATGAGCATGAATATTAAAGAATTTTTGATTGCTCAGGCCAAAAGAGCCGGGGTGTCAGATGATCCTGAGTTTAACTTGATGATTTCAGCATCTGTTCTGAATGATATTCAAGTACCGGAGGCAGTTAGCAATAAATTCAACACAAATCTTTATGACTTTGAACTTGCCAAGACAAGCCTTGACCTTAAAAAGCACTTCATTAGCAATTACATGATGGGCTATGATGAGGAGATTGTAAGAATGGCTAAGGAGTACGGTCTTGATGGAAATGCTGTCGAAGAGTTAAAAGTCACTAAGAACTCAGGGGATAAAATCAAACTTGCTCTCAAAAAGATGAAAGAACTTGAAGAGAAAGCAAAGAACTCTGTAAATTCTAATCAATCTGAGGAGTTCTTGAAAAAGATGGCTGAAGCGCAAGCTAAATATGATGATTTAGTAAGCAAGGCAGAAGCTGACAAGTCTCTTATCGAGCAGAGGTATGTTTCTAAAATGAAGCAACTTTGGGAACAGACTCAGCTTAATGGCATTCAATGGAATGATCAGATACCTGATGCTGCTCGAATCCCTGCTTACCAGGCAGTACTTGAAAAGAAACTTCATCAATTAGATGGTCAAATCATTTATGATGCTGAAAGGAATGCTGCTAAATTGGTGAATGCCAAAGACCCATCATTACCTTTAGTACATAATGGAAGAGAATTTTCATATTCTGACCTTTCTGCATTAGTTTTGCAAGAAAATAAGCTGTTAAAAGAGCAAGGACAAGGTGGCACTACTCCTTCTCAATTACCAGCAGGCACACCCACAATTCCGGCTTATGCTCAAGGGCAAAGCCAAGGCACACCAATCCCTGCCTCAATCAGAGGCGCACTCGCAGACATATCTAATGTGGCTGCACAAATGCGTTAAATAATATGTCATTATCTACAGCTAACATCTGCCCAGCGATTCTAACATCGTTGTCAGATAACCTAATAAACAACCCGGCTAATGTTGCCATCCATGGTGGAACACTTGCAGCTTTGAATGATCCTTCTAACCTTAGAAGTGGTCAAATCATTCGCCAAGCAAACGACAATGGAACTGGAACAAGCCGTGAGGTTCGTGTAACTTTCAAACAGCGTCAAATTGCATCTGATGCAGTAGACACTAAGAACTGCACACCTGGTGAGCAGATGAACTACATTGAGTCTACCTTTCAGGTAAACAACTATCGTGGTGTTTCTTTTACATTGTCTGAGGCTCAACTTCGTACCTATTGCGCTGCTTATTCTGAACTTGTTACTTTGACAGGCTCAACTGATCCTAATCAGATTGTAACTCGTGCAAATGCTATCGGTGCTGCTGGTGGTGCTTTGTCTGTTGTTCGTGAGATGTTCGTAGACTTCCAATTGTCTGCAAATGCTCTTGTTCAGGCTATGAATGCCGACCTTCTTGCTTCAATCTCCGGTTCAGTTGGTAACTGGTATGGTGGTGCATCCAACCCTACTTATGTAGTAGAAGGTACAGATGGTTCAATTTATGCTGCTGGTCTATTCGGCATGAAGCAGAACTATATGAACACTGGTTTCAATGGTTCTCCAATCATCGTTGGTGGTGCTGGTGCATTGCAAAGAGTATGGATGAACGATAGCCGTTACTTCGGTCAAGGTGCTAATGGTATCAACTTCTCAACTGTTCGTGACAACACTGGACTTGCTGAGTTCTATTTTGACACCAATGCTGCAACTGCTCTTACTGATGAAGATTCTGCTGTTGTATTTGCTCCTGGTTCACTTGTTTACACTCCGTTCCTTCAGTATGTAGGTTCTTATGGTCAAATCGGTGTGATGAACCGCTTTACTATGCCAATCCCAGGATTGCCACAAGTGAAGTGTGATGTTCGTATCCTTCCTGATGAGTGCAATGAGACTTATGCCGTTTGGATGGAATGCTACTTCGATGTATTTGCTGCACCAACTACTCTATTCCCTGCTGGAGATAGCAATGAAGGAGTGAATGGTATCTTTACTGCTCAGTTCACAACTGCTCCTTAATCCTAAAACTGCTGATTAATCCTAATCTTTAGGAAAAGAAAGAGGGAGGCCAAAAGCCTCCCTTTTTTTGTCGAAAAACTGTTCAAACTAACCAAATTTAACACTATCGAATACTAAGGCCTAAATTCTCTTTGAGTTGCGCCCCTGGTACATGCTCACCATCCTTGATGGCTTTACTTATCTCAGACTTCCAAGGCTCTTTCTTAATCAGCCAAAAAGCTGGAGCAAGTGCTGATTCATCAAGAATCTCCACAGAAATGCTTTTGCGAGTCGATAACTTAGCAAGTGGTGTTTCATACCTCCTAACTCCTTTAGAGTCCTCTTGCCCGAATAACATAAGTGCAGCAAGCAATGTCTCTTTAAGTCTATCTACTGTCTTGTCTTTAGACTTCTTGATTGCCTGAATCCTCTTGATTTCATCAGCAGCCTGCTCAGACTCTGACTCAAGCTTGAGGATAAACTTAGCATAGGCTTCAGCCTTGTGGCTAAAGTTATCTCTACGGATTGCCAACTCTTCAAGAAGCTCATCAGAAACTTCTCCACCATTCTCCTCCATCAAGCTGATGAAGGAGAGTTCTTCTTGGGTTAATTGCCAAAGTGATGCCATGACTTAAAAAGGTAATTCGTCAAATGAATCTTGAATGCTCACTGGTTGTGCCACAGGTGTCACTTGTGCCACAGGCTTAGGCTGAAGAAGTTGCTGAAACTCCTTAGAGCCTCTAACCATCTCCTTAAGAAACTCCGGCATAGTATCAAACTTTGCCTGATTGTACTCACCAACTGAGAACTCAAAGGATGGGTTTACCTGAGGAGGGCATTCCATGCCTTTCATGACCGGACTTATAGAAGCTATGCGTTCATAACTCTTTTCGGGGTTAGACTTAGAAGCTTGATGGAAGATTGAGATCATGCATGGCTTTCCAAGGAGCTTAGTAACATCAAACTCCTTAGCCTCATCTTCTGTGAATGCCTTGCCTCTCCAGCCTGTCAGTAAGGCTCTAAGGGTGCTTTTCTCATTCATGCTTAGTGTGACCTCCTTGCTAATGACACAAGGCTGCTCTCCTTTGTCTGCATTGAAGCAACGGAGTTCTGTGGGTAATTCCCAAGTAATGCGGACAAGATTTGTCCACTTCTCTTCACCGAGGTAAGACTGCTTAACAGTGCCAAGGTGAACCATTGAATAACATCTTGCGAGGTATGTACCTGCTGCGATCAATTCTCTCTGAGATGATTCGCCTGAACTTTTTGCGATAATTGCCATGTTTGGTTTGTTTATAAAAATTAAAAGGATGTGAGTGCCATTGCGCCTATGAGGAAGGCAAAGAATCTTAAGAGGTGATAAAGATTCTCTTTGAAAGGTGTTTCAGGAAGTTGCATAATGATTAAAACTTAAAGCTTTTAAGCTGTGCAAAATATGAATCAGTCAAAAGGCTTGTAGCCATATCTTCCGATACCTCATCAAATTCAAAAATGCTTAAAGAAAAGGCCCATGTTTCAGGATGATTTATGTTCCCAAAGTTTGAACAAGCATTAAGAATTTGAAGCTTGTAGCTTAAAAAATTTGCGGAGGTGATAACTGTTTTCATTTTTCTGTTTGGTTATGTTTTGAACTTGTGCTGCTCCGTTGCAGTGATACAAATCTA